AACAATTAACGGACTATTAATTCCGGGTATAAGAGCAGCCGTAATAAGCGGAGAGATTGCATTTTACAATGATGGTAGTTCAACAACATCATTAGAGTTTGCAGCAGGTTCAAATGCATCTACAGCGGTTTTAGAGTTCTTAAATATTGATGCAGGAACTTATTTAATTCCAGCAGTACAAATTAGTAAGCACACACAAATTCCAGACACATTTAAAGTAGGAACTGCATATAATGGCCGTCCAACAGGAAGTGTATGGCTTAAAACAACTACACCAAACGGTGGTGCTCGCTGGAGAGTTAGACAATGGAATGACGATACTAAATTATGGGATTCTATTGAAGCACCGATTTATCCAACAAATGAATCTGCTCTAGTTGAACTAGACAGAACAGGTGGCGGATCAAATTTACAAATAGGTGATTTATATGTACAATCAAATGTTGCAGGAGACAGTGATCCGTTAGGTACATTTAAAATATTTAAAAGAGGCACAGTTGGAAATACTCAAGTTTCTTCACAACCAATTACACTATCAAACTTCACAGATGGTGAAACTTACAAAATGTTAATTACTGCAACTTCACCAGGTTCAGCAGTGTTCAGCAGCGATGTTCCAGGACTAATTGAAGTTGAAGCACAGTCAACAGCAGCTGATACTGCTATTGCTATTGCAGCAGCAATTACAAGTGCAAACATTCCGTATGTAAGTGCATCAGTTGATGAAAACAATGCAGTTGTTATTAAACATAGCCAAGGCGGCGAAATGAAATTTGTTGATGTTGCAAGTAGTTTTGCGCCAATGCTTACTGCATTAGGTATTAGTACTTCAACACGCTTTGTATCAGACGAACCAGGAATTGATAATTCATTAGGTAATCCTGTTCAGTACAGAGTAAGTAATTGGGAAGTACTAAGTTACACAGCATCAGAAAACGAACCAACAAATACTGCCGAAACAGGAACACTATGGTATAACTCAATTGTTGATGAAGTTGACATTATGATCAATGACGGTAACAAATGGGTTGGATATAGACATCCGGACAGCCCAGTTTATTCATTAAGCAATAGCACAGATGCTAACGGGCCTATTGTAAGTGCATCACAACCAACTACACAATCAGATGGTAGTAGTGCATTAGTAGAAGGCGATTTATGGATTGACACTTCAGACTTAGAAAACTATCCAGTAATTTACAAATATCGTAAAAGTACTGATCGTTGGATTTTAGTAGACAACGGTGATCAAACAACAGAAAACGGTATTGTTTTTGCAGATGCACGTTATGGGTCAAGTGGAGCAACAGGAAACACAGCAGCAGATATTACAGATTTGCTTGCAGTAAATTATGTAGATCCTGATTGTCCAGATCCAGCATTGTATCCAAGCGGAACATTGCTATTCAATACACGCAGAAGTGGATTTAATGTTAAGCGTTTCGAAAAGAATTATGTTGATACAACAGACGTTAACTTACGCTTTGGTGACGAATCGATGGTAAACTATGCTGCTGATCGTTGGGTAACTGAAAGTGCAAACAATGTAGATGGTTCAGGCAGCTTTGGGCGCAACGCACAGCGTAAAGTTGTTGTACAAAAACTACAAGCAGTTGTTAATTCAAACGACGAAATACGCAACGAAGATGCACGTAGATTTAACTTAATATCTTGCCCAGGTTATCCAGAACTAATTGGCGAACTAGTAACACTTAACGCTGATAGAGGATTAACAGCATTTGTAGTTGGCGATTCGCCAGCAAGATTAACACCAGATGCTACTTCATTAAATGAATGGGCAACAAACGTTCGTGCAGCAGTAGAAGACAATGACGATGGTCTTGTTACTAATGACGAATATTTAGGTGTGTTTTATCCATGGGGCTTTACAAGCGACAACTTTGGTAACAATGTTGTTGTTCCGCCAAGCCACATGATGCTAAGAACTATTGCACTAAGTGACCAAGTTAGCTATCCATGGTTTGCACCAGCAGGTACAAGACGTGGCGGCATTAACAATGCAAGTTCAACTGGCTTTATTAACAGCGAAGGAGAATTTGTAAGCACACCACTAAATGAAGGACAAAGAGATACATTATATGCACAAGGTGTAAACCCAATTACGTTTATTACAGGTGCAGGACTTGTTAACTTTGGACAGAAAACTCGTGCTAGAGGCGCAAGTTCGCTAGACAGAATTAACGTTGCAAGATTAGTAGTTTATTTACGTAGCCAACTTAATCAACTTGCGAAGCCATATATCTTTGAACCAAATGATAAAATCACACGTGATGAAATCAAAGGACAAGTTGAAAGTTTACTACTTGAACTTGTTGGCCAAAGAGCACTATTTGACTTCTTAGTTGTGTGCGATGAAACTAACAACACTCCAGCAAGAATTGATCGTAATGAACTATATGTAGACATTGCTATTGAACCTGTTAAGAGTATTGAGTTTATCTACATTCCACTACGCTTGAAAAATACAGGCGAAATAAGTGGTGAAGCGTAATGATAAATACTATTGAACTAGGAGCAAATTAAATGGCAATCTCATCATTATCAAAAATTACAGTTCCACTAGCAAGCGGCGACAGTGCCGCTAGCCAGGGTCTGTTGATGCCGAAGCTCCAGTACCGCTTTAGGGTGTCGCTGGAAAACTTTGGAGTTTCAACACCAACAACGGAACTTACAAAACAAGTTGTTGACGTAACTCGTCCGACAGTTGCATTTGAGCCAATGGAAATACATGCGTATAACTCAAAAGCATACTTAGCAGGTAAGCACACATGGTCACCGATTACACTAAACTTACGTGAAGACGTGAACAATGCTGTACAAAAACTTGTTGGCGAACAGCTACAGAAACAATTCGACTTTATGGAGCAGTCAAGCCCGGTTTCAGGACAAGATTATAAATTTACAACACGTATTGAAATCTTAGATGGTGGTAACGGAGTTTATACACCAAATGTACTTGAAACATTTGAACTATACGGATGCTTTATTACAAATGCTAACTACAACACACTAGCATATCAAAATAATGAACCAGTTACAGTTACATTAGAAGTCCAATACGACAACGCAATCCAAACAGATGCTGATGGTGGTATTGGTGTTGCTGTACCGAGGGGCAGCGGTAGTTTAATTACCGGCGGCGGCGCATAAAAAATATCTTTATTTAAAAAGGGGCTCTTAGAGCTCCTTTTTTATTATCTACATACATAATAATATTAGATAAATATTTGTATGAGTACTAACGCTTTTCGAGATAGCCTTGGAGGAAAACAAGACGGCATTACATTGCTTGATTACAACCATGCGGCTAGATTATATACAAATCAAAATTTTAAATTTGCTCCTAAAACAAAGTTTCTTTATCATTGTTGGTTTGGAATCGATCCTGGGGTTAAAGATATTAATCCAGGATTAATAGAGAAATATAATACTGAAATAGGACTACTAGTTAAACAAGCAGATTTGCCTAGATTTACAGCAAATGTTGAAACTAAAAAGAAATATAATAGAACTAAGCATATTCAAACAAGTATTCAATATCAGCCAATAACACTTACATTTCATGACGATAATCACGGTGTTACTACTGCTTTGTTAGAAGCATATTATAGATGGTATTACGCAGACGGCTGGCATGCTAGTCAGCCTGGAGCATTTAACAAAGCAGGCGACGGAGATAACACTTATAAGAGCAGAGAAAGAAACCAATTTCGTTTTGGATTAGATAATAATTTAAGTGTTCCGTTTTTTAAAAGAATACAGTTATCTCAAATTGCAAGAACTCAATACACAACTTACACATTAGTAAATCCGATTATTACAAATTGGGAACATGATTCTGTTGATAATTCCGATGGCAGCGGCATGATGCAAAATACTATTACAGTACAATACGAAGCAGTGCATTATAGTAGAGGTACTGTTCAAGTAGGACCCGATGGCGATCCTATAGCATTTGGATTTGCACACTATGACTCTTTTCCAAGTCCACTAGCTAATATTAATACAACAACACAATTAGATCCAAATGATGTATCAGTTAGAACACCGCCTGCTTCATTTGAAACTAATATTGGTAATAGAACAGAAGGGACTAATACGTTTCCGACATCAGTAAGCAATCCTTTGCTTAGTAGCATTTCTACAGTAACAAATACAGACGACATTGGAGGTATAAGTGATATAATTATACCTAAAACACAAGGTGCCGATGGCGCACAAAACATTGTATCTTCTTCACCGACTACAATTACAACAAATAGTACAGCAGCCAGAAATGTAAATGTAACAGCGCAATCATTACAAAATAATCCTGCAAAATTAGATTCGTTAGCAATACAACAATTTAAAGGTACTTTCTTAAGCACTGGTGGTAATGGAATAAATGATTTAATTAGTGCTTGGAATGCACTTCCTGAAACAGAAAAAGAAGCATACAGAAAAGAAGTCTTAGAAGGTACAAGACAATGAGTAGTAGTTTACCAATAAACATATCTAAAAAAACTGATGCTAGAACTAATTTGTATTTTGACACTTATTATTCTAGAGTATTAAACTTAGCAGACAATGATCTAAATACTGTTGTTGCATTTTTTGAAACACAAGGTTTTGAAAGATCAGCAGCAATAGCAGTTAGTAATGTTTTATTACAACAAGCAAAAAATGAAAATATAAAAATTTTTAAATTGTTAGATACGCTTAAAAAGTATAGCGGAACACAGTTAAGTTCTGTAGTTGCTGAAATTTTAAATTATGATAGAAAAAGAACTAGTGTTATAGGTTATCGAAAAGAACGAAGAATAGCAACATTTGAATCTAGAAATATAATCGAAGGCAATCCAATTAATTTTACA